CAGACGGGGGCAGCGTGCCGACGCGTGAGAAAACGGCTGGGCGTGGCGGGGCCTGTAGGGACAGAATCCGCCAATAAGGTTCCCTATCTCAAGAGGCAGAGATCCCGGCTCATATCCGGGCATATCCTGGTTCGAGGCCAGGGGGAACCACCAGAATACAGAATACGGAACGGGAGGGAGCATGGACAGAGACACGATACAGAGGATCCAGGCCCTTCTGAAACGGGATGGGCGCGTGGAGCTCATTTCCGGGCCCAACGGGACGGTGAAGGTTGTGCAGATCAAGCGCAAGGTCGTTCTGGAGGGTAAACTTACAGACGAATAGAGACCTCCCTGGGAATGGCTGGGGAGAAGGACCGAACGGGGTCAACTTGTTAGAATTTCCGACAGGTTGACCCCGTTTTTGCGTTTGGAGGTGAGGAGAGACGGCGCGGCGAAAGATGAGCAAGGTCCAGAAGAAGGACGTGGTATGGGACCCCGGAGAGGCAAACCAGAAGCAGAAGCTGTTCTATCTCTCCCGAACCACCTATACCGCTTACGGCGGTGCCAAGGGCGGCGGCAAGACCCATGCCGTGCGCATCAAAGCTGTGGGTGGAGCCATCGCCAACCCGGGCATCAAGATCCTCATCATGCGTCGGACCTACCCGGAATTGGAAGAGAATCACATCCGGCCCATTGTGAAGATGGTGCCGCCTGCGCTGGCTTCCTACAACGCCACCACCCACCTGATGACCTTTCACAACGGGAGCACCATCAAGTTCGGACACTGGAGCGGCGACGCCTCGGAGGATGAGTACAACGGCCTGGAATATGACTGGATTTTCATCGACGAGGCCACGCAGTTTTCCGAGCGGAGTTTCAACTTCCTGGGCGGCTGCTTGCGTGGCGTGAACCAGTTTCCAAAGCGGATGTACCTCACCTGCAACCCCGGCGGCGTCGGCCACCGGTGGGTGAAGCGGCTGTTCATCGACCGGCAGTTCAAGCAGAACTGCGACAACCCGGAGGAGAACGAGAATCCGGAGGATTATACCTTCATCCCGGCGACGGTGGAGGACAACTACCACCTGATGGCCTCTTCCCCGGGGTATGTGCGGATGCTGGCGAACATGCCGGAGGATAAGCGGCGGGCCTACCGGTACGGCGATTGGAACGCCATCGGCGGGAACTTTTTTCCGGAATTCTCTACCGCTACCCACGTTGTGCAGCCGTTTCGCATCCCGGAGCATTGGCAGCGGTACCGCAGTTTCGACTACGGCCTGGACATGTTCGCCTGCTTCTGGTGGGCGGTAGACGAAGACGGAAGGTCTTGGTGCTACCGGGAATTCACCCACAAGGGCCTCATTGTCAAAGAGGCGGCAGAGAAGATCCACGAGTTGACGCTGCCGGGAGAGCATGTTTCTGCCACCTATGCCCCGCCGGATATGTGGAGCCGACAGAAAGACACCGGCAAGACCATGGCGGAGGTGTTCATGCTGAACCAGGTTGGCCTTATCCGGGCGGACAACAACCGGGTGCAGGGGCACCTGATGATGAAGGAAGCGTTGGCCCCAAGGCCGCTGCGCGACCCCTATGTGCAGGCTATGTTCCGTCGGGAAGACGGGACGGTGCCGGACAAGCTGCCGGGGCTTATGTTCTTCGATGTCTGCAAAGAGGTTATCGGGGATATCCAGGATATCCAGGCGGACGAGAAAAACCCCAACGACTGTGCCAAGGACCCTCACGAGGTGACCCACACGGTGGACGGGGTGCGGTATTACTGCATTTCCCGTGTGCTGCCTGCACAGCCGGAAAAGGACGAGAAGAAGGTTGTCCTGTATGACGATGACGAGGACAGCATGGAGAGCTACGAGGAGTTCATGGTAGGAAGCGGGGCCCCCAGCCCCAGCTATCTTGCGTTGTGAGGAGGACACTATGGAAACCATTCTGTTTGGCATCGGAACTGCGCTTGCCCTTGTGTGTTTTGTCGTTCTGCTGGTGATGGAGCACAAGAACGAAAAGCACCTGGACGAGTTGAGCACGCGCCTGGCCAGCATCTCCCTTAAAGTGCGAAACCTTGAGAAGCGGGTAGATCGCTTGGAAAAGGCTTGGAGAGACGAAGAGGGAGACCGAGAGGCCCGAAAGAAGCAGGAGGAACGGATGTTTGCCGGGATCAACAACATCCTCAATTACGACATGAACGCAGCCAGAAAGGCAGGCGGTGACGATGCCTAAGAGAGAGAAAAAGCCGGACACTTCCGGCCTGAACACCTACTCCCTGGGGAAGGAGAGCAAGCTGCCGGACTGCGGGACGGCGTGGAAGTTGTACGAGCGAGGATTGGATTTCAACGCCAGCATCAATCTGGAGGACACTGTCCGCGTCAACGAGAACTTCTTCATCGGGAAGCAGTGGGAGGGCGTGATTTCCAACGGGCTGCCCACCCCCGTGTTCAACTTCCTCAAGCGGGTGTGCTGCTTCACGGTGGCGACCATCACCAGCGACAACATCAAGGTGAACGCTTCCCCGCTGTCTGCGACGCCGAACACCACGTCGCTTGTGGAGCCGGTTCGGATTATCAACGAGGAACTGGACGCGCTGACGGAATTGAACAACATCCCGTCGCTGATGCGTGAGTTCGCCAGAAATGCCGCTGTGGACGGGGACGGGTGCCTTTACACCTGGTGGGACCCGGACGCAGAGACCGGGCAGGACGCCAAGGGGTGCATCCGGACCGAGATTGTAGAGAATCTTCGGGTCCATTTCGGCAACCCCAACGACCGGGATGTGCAGAGCCAACCGTGGATCATTCTGGAGCGGCGGGAAATTATATCCGCAGCCCAGGCAGAGGCCAAGGAGAACGGCTTCGAGACTTGGCGGAACATCGGCGGGGACGGCGACAACACCAACCCGGACGCAGCCAAAGAGACCACGGACAAGGTGACCACCATCCTGCTCTTTTGGCGGGACACCAAGACCCGCCACATCTGGGCGTACAAGTGCGCCCGGGGGTCCTCCATCCGGGAGCCGTGGGACTTGGGCATCAAGTTGTATCCCATTTCCTGGCTGAACTGGGACTACATCCAGGACTGTTTCCACGGGCAGGCCATGATTACCGGTCTGATTCCCAATCAGATTTTCGTGAATAAGCTCTGGGCCATGTCGCAGCTGTCCCTGATGACCACGGCATTTCCCAAGGTCGTGTACGACGCGACCAGGGTCGGAAAATGGGACAACCGGATTGGCGCTGCCATCGGGATCCAGGGCGGCGACGTGAACAACGTAGCCAAGATCATTGACCCGGCCAGCATCTCCCCGCAAATCTCCCAGTTCATTCAATTGGCGGTGGAGGAGACGGAGCAGAGTTTGGGCGCAACATCCGTTGCCCTGGGCGACACGCGGCCCGACAACACGTCGGCCATCATTGCCTTGCAGCGGGCTGCCTCCACCCCGTCGGAGATTACAAAGCAAAACCTGTATAAGTCCATTGAGGACCTATACAGGATCTACATCGAGTTTATGGGCGAGTATTACGGCAAACGGTATGTGGACATGACCACGCCGGAAGAAGTCCGGCAGGTCTACGACTTCATTGGACAGGAGACCCCGGCAGAAATTCCGATGCAGTTCGACTTTTCCCATCTGAAAGACATGCCCATGCACATCAAACTGGACATCGGAGCCAGTTCCTACTACTCGGAAATTGCCTCCATCCAGACGCTGGACAACCTGTTGAAGATGGGGAAGATCGACACCATTCAGTATCTGGAGCGAATTCCCGACGGCTACATCCCAGGACGGAGAGAGCTCATCAACGAACTGAAAGAGCAGCAGAGAAACGCCATGGCTATGCAGGCGCAGATGCAGCAGGGCGCCCCCCAGAACCCCGGCGGGGCCCCGGTGGCGGGAGACACCACAAAGGACGAGATCCCAACGGGAGGCGGATACTCTGCCTTGCAGCGAAAGGTCAACGAGACCGGGACCACCGCAGGGATGGTTTGACCGAATGGGAGGTGCCACATGACGGAATGGGAAGTGGTTGGAGTCATTGTGGTCCTCGTTGGCCTCGTGATTTCCGTTGCCGGTCCAATGGTGAAGCTGAATTCCACCATCACGAAGCTGACGGTGCAGGTGGCGAACTTCACCCAGGGACTGGATGAATTCAAGGACCGATACAAGGACCAACTCAAGGAGTTTAAGGACGTACACGAAGACATTTACGAAAAGGTGGACGATCACGAGCACCGAATTACGGTGCTGGAGGAAAGGAGGGAGGACCGATGAGCGAGAAATGGAAACTCTGGTGGAAGGCCGCCGGGGTGCGGGCCATCAAGACCATGGCAGAAACCGCCATTGCCACCATCGGGGCGGCGGCGGTGCTGTCTGCGGTGGAGTGGCCGGTGGTTCTGTCGGCCACCATCCTGTCCGGCGTTCTGTCCCTTCTGGTCAGCGTCAAGGGCCTGCCGGAAGTGAAGACGGAAAGTTAAGACGAATGTGAAATGTGCAGACGAATGTGAAGAAGGAAGTGAACTTGTGAGCAACAGCAAACTTGTGAGCTACACAAAAATCTCCCCCCATCGAACCAGCCCCCGGCAGGGGAAGATCCGTGGGATTTCCATCCATACCATGGCCGGGCCTGGCAGCGTGGAGGGCTGTGGGGAGGTGTTCCAGACTTCGGAGGCGTCCTCCCACTACGGCATCGGGCCGGACGGAAGGATCGGGCAGTACGTCCGGGAGGAGGACCGCGCCTGGTGTTGCAGCGACCTGGTGGACCACGAGGTGGTGACCATCGAGGTCTCCAGCATCCAGGCATATCACGAGCCCTACGAGTGTACGGCAGCCGCCTACAAAAGCCTCATTGACCTGTGCGTGGACATCTGTCAGCGCAACGGGATCCAGAAGCTCATCTGGAAGGAGGGCAAACAGTATTGCCCGGCTTTCACGGGGAACTGGTCCCTGTGCAACATGGTCCCCCACCGGTACACCACGGACAAGAGCAAAAGCTGCCCGGGAAACTACCTCTTTGCCCGGTACGGGGCCATTGCGGACGAAGTCAACCGGCGACTGAAAGGAGAGGACGAGGACGTGGATATCAACAAAATGCTCCAGGACATGACGGACGAGCAGGCCTACCTGATTTACCAGAAGGCCGTCCAGCACATGGTGACCCTGCCGGAGCCGGAGTGGTCCCAGAAGGAAGGGGCCTGGAAGAAGGCCCAAGAGACTGGCGTCATGGACGGCACCAGCCCGGAACGCCCCCTGAAACGGGACGAGTTTGCCGCTGTCCTGGACCGGAAGGGGCTGCTGTGATGGGGGTGACCATCCACAACCCGGACAACATCCCGGAGGAAATCGTCCAGGCCGCCATCGCCATGATGGAGCAGGAAGAGGGGCGAAAGGTGGTGGAAATCTCCATCCGCCGCACAGAAAACCCCGACGAATACGGGATCACTCCGGTGTTTGAGCGGGTGCCATTCCAGCGCATCCGCCGAATCACTGGTTACCTGGTGGGAACTCTGGACCGGTTCAACAACGCCAAGCGGGCGGAAGTGGAGGACCGGGTGAAGCATACAACCAACTGACCGCAAACCAGCGGGAACCAAAGAACAAACTTGGGCCACCCATGCCCAGCAGGAGGAACTACACATGGACGAACTGACTGTGAACACCATCCCTGAAAGCACCGAAAGCGTGACAGAAGATCCCGTCCGAGACCCGGACGATTGGTCCGACATCGACTTTTCGGATCTGGAAGTCCTGGACGGAGACGAAGAGGAAAGCCAGGGAGGCGAGACACAGAATGACACTGCGGAACCGGAAGCAGACCAGCAGGAAGGGGAAGCAGAGGCCGAAGCGGCCAACGAGCCCACAGCCGAAGCGCAGGAGCAGACTGACAGATCGGAAGAGGCAGACCAGCCGGAACTGATCGAGTTGAAACACCTGGGCCAGACGGTGCGGGTAACCCCGGAGCAGCTGAACGCCTACGCCCAGATGGGCCTGGACTACCAGCGGATCCGGGAGGACCGGGACGCGGCGCGGAAAGAGGTGGAACGCCTCACCGCTATGGAGACTTTCCTCAAGGAACTCGCCGCGCCCCAGGGAATCTCCGTTGAGGACCTGATTGACGGGGCACGGGCCGAGGTGCTGGCCAAGAAGGAGCACCTGAACAAGGACGTTGCCCTCCAGAGAATCAAGCTGGACCGAGAGAGAAAGGCCTTCGAGGCCCAGAAGGACCAGCAAAAGAAGGAGGCCCAGGCCAAAAGCCAGGAAGAGGCGAAGCGGCAGGAACAATTCCTTCGGTTTGCCCGGACCTACCCGAAGGTGAAGCCCAACGACATCCCCAAGGATGTGTGGGACGCCTTCAAGGACGGCGAGGACCTGGTGAACGCCTATGCCAGATTCGAGAACCGGGAACTCAAGGAGAAAGTTTCCAAGCTGGAGAGCCAGCTGGAGACAGCGAAGAAGAACAGCGAGAACAAACGACGGTCCGCAGGAAGCCAGAGAAGCGCGGGCAGCGCCAGTGAAATGGACGAGTTTGACCGCGCCTGGTACGACGGGACCTGATTGCCCCCTGACCTGAATTTGGGGGCAGGAAGGAGAAAATGACTATGGCTACTATCAATCTTGCCACCAAATATGAGAAGAAGCTGGACGAGCGCTTTAAGCAGTCCTCCCTGACCGATGCCTATGCAGGCAAAAGCTATTCCTTTGAGGGCGTGAACGCCATCAAGATCTGGACCATTGACCAGGTACCCATCACCGACTATAACCGGAACGCCTCCGCCAGCCGGTTCGGCACCATCAATGAGCTGGGCGACACCGTGCAGACCCTGGTGATGACCCAGGACAAGGCATACACCTTCGCCATCGACGCGGGGAACGCGGGCGAGCAGTTCAACATCAAGCACTGCAACGCCGTTTTGAAGCAGGTGTGGGACGAGCAGGTGGTCCCCGAAGTGGATAGATATCGTTTTTCCACCTGGTCCAACGGCGCGGGCATTGTGACCGCCGGGGCTGCCCTGACCAAGGACACGGTGATTGAGGCCCTGCTCACCGGCCACGCGGCCATGAGCAACAAGCGGGTGCCCAAGGGCAAGGCCCGGGTGACCTTCATCTCCGAGACCCTGGCCATCCAGACCAAGCTGGCCACCAACCTCCAGAACAACGAGAAATACACCACCGGGGCCATCCTGAACGGCCAGATTGGCGTGATCAACGGCTCCCCCATTGTGGCGGTGCCTGACGATCTGTTGCCTGCCGGCGTTTCCTTCCTCATCAAGTACAAGGGCTCTACGGTGGATCCCATGAAGCGGAAGGTGCTGCGGGTGCAGACCCATCCCCTGGGCTTCGACGCCGATATCGGCGAGGGCCGGTACATCCACGACAGTTTTGTGCTGGGCCAGAAGATCAACGGCCTGTACGTGTACGGGGCCACCGCCAGCATGACGGCCACGCCCACCATTGAGATCGCCTCCGGCGGCCAGGTCACCCTGACTTCCTCCGGGGCGACCAAGATCTATTACACCCTGGACGGCACCAACCCCAAGAATTCGGACACCGTTCAGACCTACGATTCCGGCAGCAAGCCCAACGCCCCTGCTGGGACTGTGGTGAAGGCATACGCGGAGACCACCAGCAAGTTGAATTCCGGCGTTGCCGAAACCGTCAGCGCAGGCTGACCGACACCCATAACGGGGTGAGAGGGACCACCTCCCGCCCCGTTTCCATAAAGGAGGGAACCGACTATGCCCGCACCTACCACCACCGCCCAGCGAGTGTTTGACATCACCATGGGCCTGATCGACGAGGTCAACGAGAATTCCGGGGAGACGGACACTGCCGACACCAGAGAATACAAGGTGCGGACGCTGCTGATCCTGAACGCGCTGCGGGGTGAACTGTATCCCTACAGCGACACCTACAATGTGGAGACGGCGGGGGAGCGCCCTATCGTCTCGGTGATCCAGGACTTTGACACCCCCATCGACCTGGACGATTACATTTGCCAGAGCGTGATGCCCTACGGCTTGGCGGCACACCTGCTGCTGGACGAAAACCCGGCCTCAGCCAGCTTCTTCCAGCAGCGATATGAAGAGCTTCGGAACAACCTTTCCAAGGGCCTGCCGAAAACGGCGGAGGCCATCACCGACTGTTACGGCGTCGGCTTCGAGTACAACGAATTTTCCAGGTGGTGATGCAGCATGGCGGAAATCAAGGCAAGCAGCGACGAGAAAGTGTTTCGGATTCAGGAGTTCTTTGGCCTGAATGAAAACGCTGACGGAGACACGAAGCTGAAATTGGGCGAGGCTTCTGTCATGCGGAATTTCAAGGTCACCAGAGACAGGAGTCTGCAAAAGAGACCCGGCATGGAGATGGTCGGGAGCATGACCCCGGATCACATCATCACGTTAGATAATTTGACGGAGCCGATCATCACGGACAACGACGGAACTGCCGAGGCGGTTGTGTATCCGTATGTCAATCTAAACGGAACCACCATTGTTGGCTTGGGGACTCCAGTAACGATAGACAGCAATGACGCAGCAAGTGGAGATTATGACAACTGGTTCTATCAGGCGGAAGACGGGGCCTGGTATAAGCTATACGACGCGACCTATTCTTCGGACGGAATCTATCCTATCTACTGGAACATGACGAAGCTGGAGACAGAATCCATTTCCTTTTCGGACACAAAAGTAAAGGATTTATGGATCGGAAACACAGACGGGATAAAAAAAGTATACGGATGGATTGATGACACTCTAATCCTTGTGTGGCAAGAAGATGTCGGTTTTTTATTCCGCGCAATGGACCGCCTGAATCGTTCCGATTCGCAAAAAGAAGAGTTTCCAAACGTATCTTTGTTCGGATTTGAAAATAAGTTTTGGGTAATCAACGGGATGAATTTGTGGCAATGGATTGAAAGCGATATGGAATTGTCCGGATTGTCCTATGTGTTTGGCGGGATTTTAGAGCATCCTGAAAACACCTATGCGCCAGTGATTGCTGTTTCCATTCCATCCTATTCTTCCGGAGAGGCAAGCCCAGGCACAGGTACTACATTGCAACGACCCAACTTACTGAATCGCGTCGTGCGCGTTTGGCTCTCTCCAAGCGGCGGAAATCGCTTTGACCTCCCAGGCGAGAACCTGCCCACTACCCTTGCGGGGTATGATGTAAAAAACCTTGTAACGGGGGAATATATTGGAAATTTCAACGTCACAAGGAATGACAGCACAGGCGTTACGACGATTATTCTAAACGGAGACATCGTCGAAGGCGAAAATGTATACGAGGTTATTTATTCTGCGTTTGGAACACAGGCAACGGGTTTCGGATCTGGCTCTCCGTTTCGCGGGATGTCTCAAATCGAGTTCTATAACGGAACGACAGATGCCAGGGTTTTCTATTACGGGAATGGGACCAATAAGGTATACTACTCCGATTTCGACGAAAACGGCGTTCCAAGGGCAGACTATGTCCCCGACCTGAATGTTATCTCCGTTGGGACAAGCAGCACACCGGTAACGGGGCTTATTCGCCACTACTCCCGGTTGATCGCCTTTAAGGAAGACGAAACCTATTCCATTCAGTATGGAACCATTACCCTGCCGGACAACACTACCACGGCGGCCTTTTACTGCACACCAGTCAATAAGCGGATCGGAAACTCTGCCCTTGGGCAGGTCCGCCTTGTGCTGAACGCGCCATTCTCCCTTCATGGCAACGACGTGTACGAGTGGAGAAATACGGCAGCCTACTCCAGTAACTTGACCATTGACGAACGGCAAGCGAAAAGAATCTCCGACCGGGTGTATTCGACGCTTTCCACCTTTGACCTGTCGAAGTGTTATTGCTACGACGATAACGACCATCAGGAGTATTACATCTGTTATGACAAGAAAGCGTTGGTGTACAACTACGCGGCAGATGTCTGGTACTACTATACCAACTTTGACGTAACTTGCATGGTGAACATTGACGGGGAGTTGTATGCTGGGGATTCCCTTGGAAGGTTCAACCACATTTCCAGAGAATACCGAACAGACAACGGGACAGAAATCACCGGATACTGGGCCTCCGGTTCGGAACCCTTTGACCGGGAGTTTATGCGAAAGTATTCTGCCATGCTTTGGGTGGTGCTGCGACCGGAACTTCGGTCCCAGGTGACGGTGACGGTGGAGACAGACAGAAAGAGCGACCACGCCAAGAAGGTGGCAGCCTCGTCCCTGATGACTTTTGGGAACGCGGATTTTCGAAAATGGTCCTTCAACACAAATCGGAAGCCACACACCATACGCTTGAAAATCAAGGCGAAGAAATTCACCTATTACAAGTTGATTTTAGAATACAGCGGGACGAACACCACGGCGACGGTGGTTGCCGCAGATATGCGGATCCGGTACACCGGATATGCCAAGTGAGGAGGGCGAGAGAATGAGCCTGAACCCTTTGAATGAGGATCTAAATATCATTTCCAGTTTGGTGATCCCGGAGTTGGACGAAGACCTCGATGTCATCCAGAAACTGGATGACGAACCCAACGACGTTGGCGGTCTGACGGCGTCGGAACTCAAGGCGGAGTTTGACAAGGCCGGGAATATCATCAAGGACTATATCAACAATGAATTACGCCCCAAACTCTCCGGCACCATTGCGGAAGAAGAAGAGCGGGAGGCTGCCGAGGCGGAGCGCGTTCAGGCCGAGCAGGGCCGTGTGACCGCAGAGAAAGGGAGAGTTTCTGCGGAGAAAAGCCGGGTTACTGCCGAACAAGGGCGGGCCAGCGCGGAGACTCTGCGAGGCCAGGCAGAGACCGACCGGGCGGACGCGGAGGACGAAAGAATCTCTGCGGAGGAAGGCCGTGTCTCCGCAGAGCAGGCCCGGGTGCTGGCGGAGCAGGGGCGCGTGACCGCCGAACAAGAACGCGTCCAGGCGGAGCAAGAGCGGGAGGAAGCCGAGCAGGCCCGGGAGGACGCCACCACCGGCATTGTGGCCCAGGCCACCGTCCAGGCGCAAGCGGCGGCCCAGTCGGCAAAGGATGCAGCGGCGGCGCGGGACGCCATTGTGGACCTTGAGGTGGCCAGCACGGAACTGCCCGCAGGGTCCACCCCCACGGTGACGAAATCCACCACCAGCACTGGGAACGTACTTCTTACCTTCGGCCAGGTCCCTGGCCCCCAGGGCGTGCAGGGACAGACTGGGCCTCAAGGTCCTGTCGGGCCCCAGGGCGATCCAGGACCGCAGGGGCCGCAAGGCATCAAGGGTGACCCTGGAGACACTGGGCCTCAAGGCTTGCAAGGCCCCCCTGGCGAGAAGGGAGACCCCGGCGCACAGGGCCCGAAGGGTGACCAGGGGGACCCCGGCCCCCAGGGCCCTAAAGGGGACAAGGGGGAAAAAGGCGACCCCGGCGACACCGGACCGACCGGATCGGAAGGTCCCCAAGGTCCGAAGGGAGACCCGGGCGACACCGGACCGGAGGGCCCTATGGGGCCCCAAGGACCCAAGGGAGATACGGGAACCGGGCTGGATATTAAGGGAACCTATGAGAGCCTAAAAGCCCTGCAGGCCGGTGTGCAGAGCCCGGCGCAGGGAGACATGTACAATGTTGGCGCGGCGGCTCCCTACACCATCTACATGTGGGACACCACAGACACCCCGGGCTGGAAGAGCCAGGGGCAGCTGCAAGGGGCAAAGGGAGACACCGGCCCGCAAGGGCCCAAAGGCGATACAGGCGACACTGGTCCGGAAGGCCCGCAAGGGGAACCTGGACCAAAGGGTGACACCGGGGACCAGGGCCCACAAGGGGACACGGGGCCCCAGGGAGCAAAAGGCGATCCCGGGGTGGCTGCCGGATTTGGCAATGTCTCCGCCACGGTGGATGATGCAACAGGGACGCCCTATGTTGATGTGGAGACATCCGGCCCAGACACGGCACTGAACATCTCCTTTGCCTTCCACAACTTGAAAGGTCCCACGGGACAAACGGGAGAGCAAGGCCCTGCTGGGGAAACTGGCCCCAAGGGAGATACCGGAGACCAGGGCCCAAAGGGGGATACTGGACCGGCGGGAGCAGACGGAGGATATTACTCCCCTGTCGTGGACAGTTCTGGGAACCTGAGTTGGACGCCCAGCAAGAGTGGGATGCCTTCTGTGGACGGCGCTAATATTCGCGGACCCGCAGGCCCTTCCGGTGCAGACGGGGAGCAAGGCCCCGAAGGTCAGCAAGGTCCAGCGGGAGCCAACGCCACCATCAACGGGGTAAATGCCCTGACGCTGGAGGTCACTGGTGGGTTGACGGGAAGCCAGAGTGGGAACACCTACACCATCAGCGGGGCGAACCTGGCGGCGAAACCCCTACTTCGGACGGCCACCCTGTCCGCGTCGGGCTGGTCGGGCAACAGCCAGACGGTGACGGTGAACGGAGTGGTTTCGGACACAAGTGCGCAGTACATCTCCATTTCTCCCGACTCGAAAACCGACGCAGACAACTTTGTGGCGGCAGGGTGCTGGAAAAGTGGACAAGGAACAAATTCCATTACCTTTACTTGCGAAACAACCCCGACGGCGTCCATAGCCCTGAGCATCGCTATTCAGGGGGTGTGACGGATGATTTTTCTTGATTACAGTCTATGGCCCTCTACATCTGAGGTAAGCCCTGTTTTAAACGACAATAGTTGGGCGACAATTTCAAAGGTTGCCAGCGCTAATGAAGGGGAAAACTATTGGAGCGTAGGCGACTGCAAGCAAGTTGTGTTAAACGGAACGGTAAGTAAGTTGAAGCTATCAAACTATTCGATCTACGCCTTTATCATCGGTTTCAATCACAACTCGAGCCTCGAGGGGACGAGTCGAATCCACTTCCAATTGGGGAAAACGGCACTCACAGGGGGGAGAGACATTTGCCTTATTAGCGGGTACGACAACGACTCCGATTTTTATATGAACTCAAACGGCAGCAACAGCGGAGGATGGAACTCATCGTATATGCGGAACACCATCTGTGGGACGAACCTCTCGAGCTATTCCGGGACGTTTATCGCTGTCATTCCCGCATCGCTCCGGTCTGTGCTCAAGAGTGTTACGAAGTACACGAACAACGACGGGTATAGCTCCTCCTCGAGTTCTGTTACTGCAACAACCGATTACTTTTTCCTCCTTTCGGAGCGCGAAATTTTCGGGAAGGTTATTTTTGGGAACGCTTACGAGGCCCACTACCAACATCAGTATGCCTATTATGCCGTTGGAAACAGCAAAGTTAAATATCGGCACGACAATATAAATACCGACATTCAATGGTGGACCCGTTCGCCACAAAGAGACAGCCACTACAATTTCGTGCGTGTGATCAACGACGGCGACGTCAGCATCGTTGGCGCGAAATACTCGATCGGGGTTACTCCGGGCTTTTGCGTATGATTGTGTTTAGAAGATTTAAAGGAAAGTGCCTCTGTGGTACTGCTAATATTCCGGTCATGACAGATGCGGTCCAAAAGGACGGGATAATTTGGGTGGACGGCTACCCAATCTGTTACGAAACCAGCGAAAACGCCCATCAACACTTTGCCAGGAACGACGATGGAAACGGCCTGGAGCGCGGAAGGTTGACCCGAGAAATCCAAAGAAGGTTGAAGAACGGAAAAGAGAAATGGGGCAAGGTATGGGAAGATCCATTCTGCCAAAAGTACAAGAGGAAGGATCACCCAGATCATTGGCTGTGGGACCACGACTTCTACAACGCCCCCATTGAAGACCTCCAATATATTTTACATTTGATACGATGAGACCCTTTCTTTGGACTGTCTCAAAATACAATTTGGATTCTTATGCTATACTTATAGTATAGCCACCCACCGAGTGCGCATAGGGTGCGTGGCTAAATCTCACTACAAAAGGAGAACACATCATGGAGTATGCGAGCAAAGGAATGGCTGGGGCCGGTCTGGGCCTTGGCATTGCGGGTACCACCCTGGGCATCCTGAACGGCGGCGCTGGTCTGCTGGGCGCTCACATGGCAAACGCAGGTTGCAACACTGCCGCTGCCTGTTCTGAGAACCAGCCGGTGAACCGCTACGAGATGACCCTGACCCAGGCGATTTCCTCCAAGGACGGGGAGATTGCCCTGCTCAAGTCTGAGCGGTACACCGACGAGCGTCTGGTGGAGGTCTACAAGGACCTGAACCGCCAGATCAACGCTGTGAATGAGAAGATCCAGGCCAACCGGGACGAGCAGAACGCCGTGAACTGCCAGCAGGCGGTGTTCAACGGCACCATGACCTCCACCGTGGGCTGCCTCCAGCAGCAGATTGCCTGCCTGCAGAGCCTGACCAAGGTGGTCATCCCCAAGGACAGTGTCTGTCCTGAGCCTATGGACCGATACAACAGCTGGACCGCACCCACCACCGGCGGCGCTGCCACGGCTTGAGGCGACCAGGGAGGGGCGGGGCAACCTGCCCCTTCCTTCTTTTCTGTAAGGAGGGACGAGGATGGAATCCATGGAACAGGTGAAGCGGGGGATCGCCGCCTTCATCGACCGGGAGATTGTGCCGGTGATGCCGAAGTGGAAGGGGATCCTGTTCGCGGCAGGGGCACCCCTGGTCATCGAGCAAAAGGCAAAAGAGCTGCCGGAAAACCCCATCGCCCAGGCGCTGGGGGTGTTCGACGGAGACATGGTAGACGTGGACAAGGTGTATTCCGCCATCAAGGAGAAGGCCAGCGGGAAGTGGCCGGTGGAGATCTCCAACTTCAAGATGAATGAGGCGGACTTCGACAAGCTGTATCAGTACATCAAGGAGGCGTGAGAGCATGGAGACAATGGACATTCTGGTGGCGCGGTACAAGCTCTGCATGGAGGAGTTGAACGACGCGCAGAAGTACCTCCGCCTCGCCAAAGAGTGCGGGGAGCAGGAGGGCCGAGACATGTTCCTTTCCCTGGCCGGGCAAGAGCTTGGGCACTACGATACCCTGTGCCGAAGCGGGGAGAAGATTCTGGACCGCAACCACGGGACCGAGGAACAGAGAACCGTCTGGGGTGCGCTGATGAGCACGTCTGGCGACTGGGCAACTGAACTCCGGGAGAAGATTGACCGGGTTCGCCATACAAACTAAATGAGAAAAGGGGGAGCGTTATGCCCACGACCACTACGAAACAGAACACCAATGCGGTGAACGTAACCAATGTCCCAGTGAATGCCGGGGGCACATCGGCTGCGTCCAGAACCACCAATGGGATTGCCACGCAGGGGTCGAACGGGAGCGTCGCCCCCCTTTCCTCTGCGTCTGGGAGCCAGGGGGTCAACACCACCCAGACGGGGAACGGAAGCTACGACACTCCCAGCGGGTACTATGAGACGGGCCGGTATGTCAATGTGGCCGAAGGGGGCAACGCCCCGGCGGGGACCAACATCGGCGACACCGTCATCACCGCCGGGGGCAATTACCTGGTGGTGGACCCAAACACCCCGGGGGCAAGCTACAACCCCACCAATGGTCTGTGGTCCATTAAGGTTCCCTCCCGGGCCACCAGCGGTACGGTGGATGCCAACGGGAACTACATCCCCCTCGGCACTTGGAACGACCAGGGGCTTTCCGAGAGCGACAAGGCGAAGATTGAATCCCTCCAGGCGGCGTGGGAGCAGGCCAACATGCGTGGGGACGAAGCCCTCAAGCAGCAGCTTCACGCGGCGGCCCAGGCCATCCGGGAGAAGTACGGCTATTCCGGCGGAGGCGACGGGTCCATGTACCTGCCCATTGAACTGCCGGAGGGGCACCTGCCCAACGTGGGCCTGCCTAACGTGACGCTGCCCAGCTACGAGGCGCAAATTGATCCTACTAACAACCTATACGACGCCGCGCTGGATGCAGCCATTGCGGGCCTGCAAAACGCCTACGACCAGTCCCGGCTGGAGATCGAGCACGCCATGTCCGGGATCCCCCAGCAGTACCAGGACCAGAGGAACGCGGTGGCCGCCCAGTCGGAGCGGGACAGGCTGCGGTGGAATGAGTACGCCGCTGCTACGGGTCTGGGCTCCGGGGTGAATGGGCAGGCCAGCCTGGCCTTTTCCACCCAGCTGCAAAACGACCTTGGATCCCTGCGCCGGGGCGAGGCGGACGCCATTGCGGACATGCAGCTCCAGCTGAACCAGTTGGAGGTGAGCTATCAGAACTCCATTGCGGAAGCCATTGCCAACAACGAGTACGAGAGAGCCGCCGCCCTGCTGGAGGAATACCGGCAGCAGGCACAGAGCGTGGTGGACACCGCCCAGCTCCAGGCCCAGCTGGACACCGACCGCTGGCTGAACCAGGCATACCTGGACCAGGATATCGCCGACTTCAACCAGAACGCCGACCAGCAGAACTACCAGGAGTTGCTGGACCGGGCGGAGACGCTGGCAGCCTTCGGCAACTTCTCCGGGTACTTGGCCCTGGGGTATTCCCAGGATCAGGTGGAACAGATGAGAAAGGCGTGGGCGGCCATGAACCCGAACCTTGCCGCATATGCCACCGCATAAGGAGGGATTCCCTTGCCGTTGAACATGAAACTTGGTGTGATGACCCCGGACGAATGGCTCCAAAACACCGTTGGCCAGGCGAACAAGAACAAGGGGAACAACAAGGGTGGCTCGTCCAGTTCCAGCAAGAAACCCTCTTCCAGTTCGTCCAACTCCAAAAACAACGGGGTCTTCACCGGGAACTTTTACCAAGACTACCAGACCAGAAAAAACACCCAGAAGAAGCAGAACTCCTACGGGGCGAAGCTGGGCAAGGCGGTATATGACACCCAAGCGAAGAAACTCCAAGACAAGATCAGCAACAGCACAGACAGCAACGCTCGGAAGCGGTACCAGCAACAGCTGGAAGAGTTGCGTTCCAGGGCAGACGCCACCCTACCCGGCGGCCTTGCCGGTATGGAGGAGAACGAGCGGCGGACCCAGGCGACGGAATCCCGCCGGGAGGCCAGGGAGCGAGAAGAGCGGCAGACCCGCATTTCGGAGCTCCAGGAAAAGCTGAACCGGACCACGGACCGCCGTGCCAGGGCGGCCTACCGTCAGGAACTCAGGGACCTGCAATACCCGCTGAGTGCATCGGACCAGCGGTTGGGTTATCTCTCCCGGGACATCATCCAGGATGCCAAGGAACAGTATGACGAGGGATCGCAGCTGATCCGGGAAGGATTTGAGGAAGAGGGGCGGCAGCTTCAGGAGCAAGCCCATCTCATGGCGGAGTACCAGCGGGCGTTGGCCGGGTATTCCGGCGGCGGCAGCGGGGCTGACCGCATCCTCCCTGAACTGACCGCACAGGAAAACCAGATTATGACCGCCGAAGGGAAGCAGGCCCTCCGTGCAGCAAAGCGGCTGTATGAACTGGGGGAAGAGACCGGAAACGAGGAACTGAAAGAGACGGGCCGGATCCTGGGGCAGAATGTCCGTCTAACCCAGAACAGCTACGACCTGGACAAGATCCGGGAATTGCGGTCTAAAGAGCCCACCGTGAAACGCACCGACGCACACGGCAGGCCGATTTACACCCCCACGGAGCTTGAGGCAGAGGGGCAGAGGAACTTCTTTCCCGCCATTTGGAATCAGATTACAGGCTCCCTCCTCAGCCTTGGAGAGGCTGCCCATGCCGCCACGCGGGAGGCCATCAGCAACCGGAATAACGTAGCCTACCAGTCCCAGAAGGACCAGGTGGACCGGCTGGAACGGCAGGTCCGCACCACCCAGGACGAGGAGGAGCGGCAAAGGCTGGAGGCAGCACTGGAAGAGGCCCGTGCCGCTGCGGAACGGCTCCGCGCCAAAGAGGAAGTGCATCCCTGGTCGGAGGGGCAATGGCTGCTGCGCCAGGCAGCCCAGCAGCAGGAGACGGTGCAGAACAGCATCGACAGCCCCTTTGGGCGGCTGGTGAACCAGGCCGCCATGTCTGCCCTGGGGATGGCCCCAGCCCTGGGCCTTTCCGCCGTGGCCGGTCCTGCTGCCGGTGCCGCGCTGATGGGTGCCCAGGCCGCCGGTGGCAAGGCCGGAGAACTGCTGTCCAGGGGGACCTCTGCCACGGAGGCCCTTGGCCGCGGCCTTGTTTCTGGTGCCATTGAGGGGGTCACGGAGAAAATCCCCATCGGGAACCTGCTGCGCATTGCCAGGGGTTCCGGCGGCGCTTCTTGGCTGCGGAACATGGCCCGCCAGGCGGGCATCGAGGCCACGGAGGAGTCGGCATCCTATGCCCTGAACTATGCCGCCGACGTGGCGGCCAGGGATCCGGAAGCGGAGTTCTCCCTGCAAGACCTGCTGGAGGGGGCGGCTGTAGGGGCCCTTACCGGCGGGGTGCTTGGCGGCGGTGCGTCCGCGCTTTCGGGCGGGACCACGGCTTCCAGGGGCAGGACCCAACGAGGAACCGCTGCTGCGCAGGACGCAGCCAGACGGGCGGTACAGGAGGTCACCCGGGAGACCCAGGCGCAAATGCCGAGCACTCCGGAAAACCCCCTGCTCCAGACCATTCAGGAGACCCGGCGGGAACGGGAACAGGCTGCGAGAACGGAGCCGGAGGAACCCCGGGAACCTCAGTCGGTCCTCAACCAGGCGGTGGAACAGACTTCCGCCGAGCGAAATGCCAGGCGGGAGGCGGAGACGGTCCCCGCACAGGAAGCACCCCAGACTTTGGAGGCACGGGAAGCCAGATACCAGCAGCGGTACCAAGACTATATGCAGCGGGCCCGGGCCGCAGCGGAGGACCCTTCCCTGCAAACGCCGGAGAACTACCAGGCGCTGCGGTCGGAACTGGACGAGATTCAGAATGAGTACAACGGAATCCTCCAGGCCCGGCGGGTGGAGGCCGGGGAGGTTTTCACAGACTACAACACCCCGGAAAACCATATCGACAACCGGACCACCGAGGACGTGAAAAACCGGTCTGTCAAAGCCTTCCAGTTTGACCATCCCCAGCTGCACTCCTACTATGTCCAGGCGGCCAAGGCTCTGATGGAGGACGCCAACTGGAGCCTGGAGACCCAGAGCAACCAGAAGGGCAAGGGGACGGTGGCCCGGTATTCCGAGGCTCTGGAGCGGGCTGCGGACCTGGGCCTTTCCCGCCAGGAGATCATCCAGGTGTGCCAGGACATCATTGCAGACCGGGGGCAGGAGAACTACGCTGCCGCCAAGAAGGTAGAGCTGATCCTGGACCAGATGCTTTCGGAGGGATACACCCCCAACGAGGCCCTTGGAAACCCGGACCAACGTGTGGGCCCAAACGAAGCCTATCTCCAAGCAAAGGAGGCCATTCCCGGGGCAGTGACAAGGGATTCCATCGAGCACTACCTGCAGCAGAATGCACTGGCCATGGATGCCGGGGAGGTGACGGAGGAGCAGCTTCGGCAGGAGTGGGAGGCGCGAATGGGCGAAGAAAATCCCCAGGCGCAACCCACAGGAAATGCAGGTGCGACTGGGGAGGTTGGCGGTGTTGCGCCGATCGAGACCAGGACCCTTGCAGGCTACCCCAGCGACGCAACGTCGCCATCTCTTGATAGTGTAGCAAACGAAAGCAATCGCGTCAACCATAGTGTGGTAGACGTGATTCGGAACAACCGGGACACGATCGCAGACGGCGGTGTGCTGATGGAGTTGACCGGGAACGAGTTTTCCGACCGCTCCCGCAGACTGAGCGACCAGGTGTCGGACTTCTTCCGGTCTCTCGGAAACCGCGTGACCAGACTTGGGTTCGGGGACGTTGCCCTGACTCGGAGAGGGGCCAGAACCTCGGTGGCCCACGGGATTGGCCGGAACAAGGCGATCACCTTTGCCGCCGTCCCCACTGTCATTGAGGACGGTCAAATCATTGACGAGCAGACGGACTGGAAGGACCGGGGGTATGGCTCCGTCACCATTGGCGGTCGTGTAAAGATCAACGGAGAAGACTATGATGTCGGCGTGGTGGTGCGGAGAGACAACAACAGCACCGACACGGCGGGCCGGTACTATCTGCACGAGGTTGTCCTGACAAACGAGGAAGGCGACCCCGTGTCGTTCTGGACCGGCGCCCGTCAAGGCAACTCCGGCGACACAGTTTCGCCTTCTACTAATATTATACAAGAAGAGGGCGCAACTGTCAATCCCGAGTTGCCGGAGGGCCGGGGGGCCATGTCCGTGGGCGGTGCAGGGCAGTTTGCCAACTGGCAGGCCGGGACGCCGGAGAGTGGATTCCACCCGGTGAACCGGCAGGCGGCGGAGGCCACCATGGAGAACCGGGGCCGGGCCCCGTCGGAAGTGCCCCGGGTGAACCCCCAGGGCAGGCTGACCAGCAAGACGGCATCCACCCTGCTCAACGCCAACATCACCCCCAATGAATTTGCCCAGCAGATGGAAGACGCGCTGGCCAGCGGGCAGTTTTCCCGGATGGCCTACTCGGACCAGCGGGCCACCAACCGAGCGGAGCAGACCATTCAGGACAAGGGATTCCAGCGGGCCAAAGAGGACTGGATGAGTGACATGAAGGCGGGCCGGTTCAACAAGGACCTCTCTGCCCTGGGCATCACCCTGTACAACAACGCGGTGAACAGCGGGGACGCCATCACGGCCATGGATATTGCCTCGGAGATGGTGAGTTATGGCAAGGCCCTGGGCCAGTCTCTCCAGGCCTTCAACCTCATCAATAAAATGGCCCCCTCCGGCCAGCTGTATGCCATGTCCAAGCAGGTGGAGAACCTGGACAGCCAGATTCAGAAGAACGCGAAGGTAAATCGGGAGACCGGGCTGCCGGAGTATGAGGGGATCGAGATTGACCCGGACCTGGCCCAGCAGTTCCTGGCAGCAGAGACTCCGGAGGACCGGGCAAGGATCCAGGACCTGATTTACCGGGACATTGCCGCCAAGGTACCCGCCACCTGGCAGGATAAGTTCAACTCCTGGCGGTACCTGGCCATGCTGGGCAATCCGAGAACCCACATCCGAAACATCCTGGGCAACCTGGGTTTCATGCCGGTCCGCATGATGAAGAACGCGGTATCCGGGGCCATCCAGGGGGCGACGGGCATTGAGGGGCGGACAAGGGCCCCGCTGAATATTGCCAACGCAGAGGACCGGGCCAGGCTGCAAGCCGGGTGGGAAGACTTCAAAAACGTGGAGCCCCTGATCCGGCAGTCTTCCAAGTACGATGACATGGAGGACGCCATTGACCGGTACCGCACCATTTTCCGGGCAAAGCCATTGGAGGGGTTGCGGCAGTTCAACTCGGAAATGCTGGACCGAGAGGACATGTGGTTCTCCCGCCCGGCCTATGCCGAGGCGCTGGCGGAGTACCTGAAAGCCAACGACATCAGCACCAATGACTTCCTGTCGGAAACTTTCGACGCGGAACGGAAGCAGGCAGCCCAAGAGTTCGCCATCCGGGAGGCCCAGCAGGCCACCTACCGGGACATGAATTCGTTTTCGGAGTTCGTCACCCGGGCTGGCCGTTTGCAGCGGAGCGAGAACAAGACCGACCGGGCCATTGGGTATTTGGTGGAGGGCGTCCTTCCCTTCAAAAAGACCCCGGCCAATATTGCGGTCCGGGCGGTGGAATACTCCCCGGTTGGCCTGGCAAAGAGTTTGACCTATGACTTGGCCCAGGTGCGGCGAGGGAACAAGACGGCGGCGGAAGCCATCGACAACATCTCTTCCGGCCTGGTGGGCACGGGGCTTACGGCCCTCGGCGTTCTGATGGCTGCCCAAGGGTTGGTCTCTGGCGGTGGCACAGGGGATGACAAACAGGACGATTTCAACGACCTGCAAGGCGGGCAGGACTACGCCCTGAACATCGGGGACTACTCCTTCACCTTGGACTGGCTGGCCCCGGAGGCGCTACCCTTCTTCATCGGAGTGGAGCTGTTCAACAACATTGCAGACCGGGAAACCGGGGAAGATGTCCGTCCCTTTGACGCTGCCATGGATGCCCTGGGGCGGATTGCAGACCCCATGCTGGAAATGTCCATGCTGCAATCCCTCAACGACCTGGTGGACAACGTGAAGTACAGCGACAATGGGTTTGCCTCTTTGGCGGTGAACGCGCTTACCTCCTACCTGGGGCAGTTCCTGCCCACCATCGGCGGGCAGATCGAGCGAACCTTCCTGGAGGATACCCGACAGTCCACCTACATTGACCGGGATTCCCCCATCCCCAATGCGGTGCAGATCCTGCTGGGCAACTGGGCCAACAAGATTCCCGGGATTGACTTCCAGCAGCGGGACTATGTGGATGCCTGGGGCCGGACGGAGAGCACGGGAGAGAATGTTCTGATCCGCGCGCTGAACAACTTCCTGAACCCTGCCTATGTCTCCAGACGGCAGAGCGGGGAACTGGAAGCAGAACTCCAGCGGCTGTATGACCTGGGCGAGGGGTTTGAGGGAGTCCTGCCCAGCCAGGCCCAGACCAACACCCAGATCAACGACGAGTACCTCACCAGCGAGGAATACAACCGCTTGCAGACCACCAGGGGCCAGACGTCCTACGACATCCTGAACCGATTCGTTGGGACGGACGCCTACCGCAACATGACGGACGAGCAGAAGGCGAAGTTCATTGAACGGGTTTACACTTACTCTGCCGAGATGGGCAAGGTGGCTGCGGGGGACAACCTGGAGGACAAGGATTCCTGGATCCGCAACGCCAGCAAGGCCCAGGAAGAGGTTGGCATGGATCCCGGCGCCTTTGTGGAGCTGTACACCTACAAGAGCGTCATCGATGACGAGGGTGGGGACGAGACCAGCAACAGCATAAAGCAGGGCCAGTTTGAGGCCTATGTGGACAGCCGGGCGGACCTGAACCAGGAACAGAAGCAGTATGTCAAGGACAACGTGAAGTTCTGGAACATGGTTCCGGCTGATGCCTCGGCCTACAACAAAGCTCGGGCTGCCGGGTTCTCGGATGAGGAAGCCCAACAGATCCTGACCGCCAAGCGGGAGATGGATGCCAACGGGAACGGGAATTACAGCAACGCGGAGCTCTACGGCGGAATTATCGGTATGACCGACGATCCAGCGGAACAAGAGAAATACTGGAATGCCTTGAAACCCTCCAACAGCACAAAGAGTTGGAGCGAGATGGCTTCCACCTACCAGCCCGTGTACCAGAGAACCCAGGCAGCTAGGAGCACTCTGGAGAGTGTGGTCACGCCAGAACACCAGACGGCCTTCCAGTCCGGTCTGGACCAGTACGGCACGGGATCCCGGTATGCAGCCTATCAGGCAATTCTTTCCGTGGAGGGGGCCTCCAACGAGGAAAAAAAGGCCATGTACGACTACATCAACGCCCAGCGCACCAGCCCATGGAAAGCGTCCTGGAGCCAGATGGTGGCCAACGGAGGCTATCCTTGATCCTGGGAAAAGAAAGAAGGGACCGGCGATCCGGTCCCTTCTCTCTATTTGTCGTATTCAAACCAACACCCATCGTATTGGATGTGGTGTATAATCCGGTACCGCATACCGCTTGGAGTTAGAAAATTTGCGTTGGCGGCTGCGGTAATCGACGGGTAGATGTCAACAACTCCTTCCCGGTTCAGCTTTTTTACTGGGATTCGGAAACTTATGGAGAGGTTGTTGCTGGGGAAATAGCCCAAATTGCTTAGACTATTGCACTGCCAGTCCCCGTTTTTATTCTTGACGCACATGCCGGGAATCGGGCCATCCATGAACACATCCCGCATGAGGCTGCGGATGCGGTGGGTTTTCTGGCCTATTTCCTCACAGGGATAGTACAGCGTGACCAGCATCGTCTTGCTGTGGTAATCTTTCGTGAGGTTTAATATCCTTGGCTCCTTTATCGGGATTGTGGCGTCCCGACAGTGGAACCAGGCGCGGACCCGGCCCTCCGAGCTGAGGTCATAGCGTCCGCCGGTTCCGGGGATGGGTCTCCATTCCTCCATGGTTGTCCTCCTTTTGTCTCTATGTATGCAAGACCGGCAGCGTAGGCTGCCCACATGTCGGCTCGAAAGCCGAAAAAGAAATCCGGGTGCTTCTTGTTTCCCTTTCCGTTGGTTCGGTCGTGAGTGGCGAACCGGTCAATCAATGCCCGTCGGATGGTGGCGTCGTTGCCACGGGGGCTGTTGCAGATGTGCAGAACAACCTCTTTCCGGTAGATATACCCCACGGGTGCGGTGGCAGCCTGGGTATACCTGCCCACCCACTCGCAGGTCTCCAGGACCTCCCGCCCCACGGGCATCCCATAGCTTGCCACGCGCTCAATGACTAGGAAATCGTAGCGTTCCACCTGGACCATGAGCAGGCAAGTGGCGTTGAGTTCCTTCCCTACTCGGATTGGGCGGAGGGTATCACTGTCTAGGACGCAGAAGCCGGACTGGATGTCGCCGGGGTCAAGGGCTAGTATCTTCACTTGCTCCCTCCTTCATTTTTGGCCGTTTGAGATAGGCCAATATCCTTTCGTCTGCTGGGCCATTTAGCCATGCAGCTATCCCCTTGTGACAATCCTCGTCGCAGTAATGGTTTTGGTCACACAGCGGTGGACAACAATGTATGCGGATCTCTTCAATGAGTTCTAAAAGTTCATCGTCGCTCATATTCCTGATGAGATCAGAGACGGTCCTTTTCGGTTTTTCTGCTTCGGCTTTCAACTTTTGGATTTCCTCCGGCTCCAGCCCGGTGTCCTCGTAGGCGGCGAGGCGGTCAATGATATTCTGCACTTGTTCGCAGATAGGGTCTGCAACTGGGCAGTCCCCAGAAGAACATTCCTCATTTTCGCAAATTGCGTGGTTCCCGTCATACCACATTGTCAACCGATTCATTTTGTTCTCCTTTCTCTTGGGGTTAGAAGTGCTGATACATCATCCATACCGCGATGTATTCTCATCATAACCATGTCATAACTGATCCCATATTGTCTGCACCATGATTTAATGGTTTTTGTTTCCCCGTTTATTGTTATTTTTCTTGTTTGGCGGGTATTTTCTCTTTGGTCAGAAAACGGTATCCATCTACAATTTTCCTGGCAATAGTCGCCATCAACATCAATTCTGTCAATCGTCAAGTTATCATTATATCCAGATGACATGGCCCAATTTTTGAAGTCCTGAAAAGAGTTCTTCTATTCATCGCAGACTGTAATACCTCGTCCGCCATAATACTTATAATCTGGCCTTGACTGATTAAAGCAGCGGCCTTTCATGTTTATCCATATAACATACAACCGCTTTCGTTTAAATGCCATGTCAGTCCTCCTTCTGCGGACCGCGCCACTTAAAATGTTTGCAGCGATAATGTTCGCCTTCTTCGTAGCAGAGGTTACCTTCATTGGCACAATATCCACCACACAGGTCTGCGAAAGCCTTATCGGCGTCGGCGTTATTAACACCGTATACGCACCTGATTTCCTCGATATCTCCTATTATTTCAAACAGGTCTTTAATTGCTGCATCCCGCTCACACTTGACAGAACCCAGTTCGGCCCGCAGTTTCTCGTTTTCGGCCTGGAGCGTGGAGAGGGCGTCAGCCGCATCGGCTAAAAGGGTTGCGTCCGGATCCTCAAGATCATGCCACGACGGCATTCTAAGATTATCGATCAGTTCATTTACGTCCATCAGGTATCCTCCTCTTCTGCTGGCTGCTGGAGCCAGTCTTTCATTCCGGTGTGTCCAGCGTAGCAGTATCGCTCAGCCTTGCATCCGCTGCATGGGTACCCGTCTGAATCACAGGATCGGAATTCACAGAGGAACTTCGATATCTCCTCGTCGCTCATGGCCCTGATCCGGTCGGCGTTGGTAGGTTTATCGGCCTTCACTCCATGCGGGCACTTCATACCATCAGGCAAGCGGCACTCGGGCTGCCCGTTGTATTCGCACTCTTCATGCCCATAGCATTTAGTCATTATTGTCCTCCTCTCCCTCCGGCGGGCTTGCGAACGTGCATTTGTGCGTGCAAAATCTTATCTGCCCGTCACATTCGCAAAAGCCATACCCGTCGTCAAAGCTAAACCATAATGTGCAATCACAGCATCGTCCGTTCATGCTTCTCCCTCCGGCGGGCGGCGGTAGACTTTATACCCATGAGGCTCCAATCTCTCGCCGCGCATGTAATCCACAAAGTCAAATCCAGCCCCCTCTAAGGTGTCTATGCTGTAAATATAGCCTCTACACACAAGCGCCCATTCTCCGGTCCCGTCCTCATAGTCAATCCAAACCTTGTCATAGTCCATGCTATCAAGGTCGGCTTGGGTCAGCGGCTCGTTCGGCGTTTTGGCAAGGACATTATTGTCCTTATCAGGCGGTGCGGGAAGGGACATCCAATACAGAATGTCCAAGGCCATAAGCAATTCAGAACAATTAACGTTGTATCGCTGCCATTTCCCACGCTTGTTGATGTAAAACTCGCCGACAAATCCGCAGTCCGTAGCAAGCACTCGCTCACCAGGTTCCGGCAGCCGGTCATATACGCTCACCCACTCGTTCGGCGGGGTGAGGGTGGGCTGTAGGGCTTTCCTTGCCCAGAAATACGCCTTGGCCTGCTCCTCGTTTTCAGGAACAGCAATCACAAAATACTGATACGCTTTTTCTTCCTCAGTCATCTTTCTGTGCCTCCTCCAAAATTACATCATAAGCAACAGGATCCCGGGCAAAATCGTTTCGGACAACGGTCCCGGTGCTGTCCCGGTAGCAGTAGCCAATATCTTCACGATGTAAAATCGTCAAGGGATAGTAGTGAAATCTGCGTGGCGTGGCGTCAACTGTTTTCCCAACAAACTGGTCAACATTCCCGGAATCAATCGCCCGCATCTTTCACCGCCTCCATTTCTCCCGCAATGTGCCACTCATTCCCGTCGTCCGGCACTTCTACATCAACGGTTTTGTATTTGTGTGTATAGGTCTCATAGCTGGTTTGTACAAAAGCCTCAAGAACAACCGTTATCTTCATGCAATTTCTCCATCCTCTCCATCACCATCTCCACGGCCTCGTCCGTCATTGCCGCCCCACAGGACGGGCAGAACGGTTTCGCGTATGTGTTGTCATGTTCACACCTCGAACACATCCATCCATTTGAACAATCAATCCATTCACCCCTCCATACCCGTTCGACCTGCTCTCGGCTGACGGGGCGGAGGGCTTTCGCCGCCATCCGGTACATCTCCCGGGCGGCTGGGCCGGGAGGGTGCATGGTCTCAAACCATGTTGCAGCCTGTTCTCTGGTGATGCTCATGGGTTGGCCTCCCGAATTTTATCTTTAATCCACTCGATGTACATAAGCCCGTCCACCAGTTCCTCCTCCAGATAGGTCAAGCGGGTCTGGATAGCAGCGGGATTAGCCTCTAACGGCATCCCATACTTTTTCAAGCCCTTTGCTTCCTGGCGGTGATAGATGGCGTTGATACGATCCCAGTATTTATCCACGGTGCAGCTCCTTCCAGATCTTGCTAGAAACAATCTCCCGGCTCCCCTGGTATTTGCCGTGGTATGTGTCAGTGATTTCCCCGCACACCGGATAATAGGACAGCTGCCCGATCTCCATGTTTGAGTAAATGCGGACAGGCTCCACGGCCACGATCTCAAGGGTCCAGAACCCTTTGAATCCCACATCCCCATACCCGGCGGTTACGTGGATGAACAACCCCAGGCGAC